CAAGGTCAGCCCCGAGCACGTTGGGGTCTGGCAGAACAAGATCCCCGCGGCGGACCTGGCCGATCCGGTGAAGGTGGCGGGCCATCTCACGGAGCTGTATCGCAATTCCGAGAAGTTCAACGGTGTGCCAACCGCGGAGCTGGTTCGCATCCCGAAACCGGAAGATGTCGATGGAACGAAAGCCTTCTGGCAAAAGTTCGGCGCACCGGTTGACGCCGCGGGTTACCAGCTCGAGGCGCTGAAACGTGGCGACGGCTCGGACCTCGATCCGGTGTTCGCCAAGGGATTGGCTGAAGCCGCGTCGAAGTTCAACATCCCGGCGCCCGCGGCGCAAGGGCTGGTAGCGGAATTTCTGAAGCTCCAGGACGCCGAGGCGGTTAGCGCCAAGGTAGCGACGGACAGCGCGCTGGTGGCTGAGACGAACGCGCTTCGGACCAGCTGGGCGGGCAACTGGGAAGCCAATATGTTCGTGGCCAAGCAGGCCGCGACGGCGCTTGGTGTGCCCCCGGAAGTGGTGGCCAACCTCGAGAAGCAGATCGGCTATGCGAAGACCATGGAGTTCTTCCGCAACGTCGGCACGCGGATCGGTGAGGACAAATACGTCCAGAACCCGCAGGGCGGCGCGTCCAAGGGCATCATGACCCGCGAGGGCGCCATGGCCAAGGTCGCCGAGCTGAAGTCGGACAAGGAATGGGTTGGCCGGTATCTCCGCGGGGACAAGCGGGAATACGATGAAATGTATGCCCTGAACGTCCTGATCACTAATACGACGGTCTGAGGGCTTGACAAACGTGAGGAGGTTGATTAGTGTATCGTCTGTGGATCGCCCGTTTCCTCCTCCGGGCTAAGGCTAACCGCCCGCGGCCGAGAGAGCTGACGGGGTTATTCTCCACCGCTTAAGCCACACAACCCTCTGGGCGTGGCGGACTGCTCCCCGCAAGGACAAGAGCACGGATTACCAGTGTTCAATCGCCTTACCAGGGATGACCAGTCATGGCCACCACCGCTTTCCAACCGGGTCTCGTAAACCTCTTCACGACCCAGTTTTCCACGAACATCGAGCTGCTGCTTCAGCAGATGGGCAGCCTGCTGCGCGGCAAGATCCGCGAAGGCTTCCACGTCGGCAAGATGGCATCCCCGATCAATCAGATCGGCGCCATCTCTTCGCAGGCACCCGCGGGCCGCTTCGCTCCCCTGCAACGGGTTGACGCGAACCTCGTTCGCCGGTGGGTGTTCCCACAAGAGCGCGAGCTTCCGCAGTTGGTCGATCAGTTCGACGAATACCAGACGGTCGTCGATCCGAAGTCCATGTATGCCCAGAACACCGCGATGGCGTTCGGACGTGACTGGGATGACGCGATCATCGCCGCTTTCTTCGGCACCGCGCAGACCGGCCAGGACGCCGCGAACCTGACGGGCGAGACGGCTTCCACCACCACGTATGGCGTGTCTGACACCTTCGGATCTTCGGCCTCCACTGGCTTGACGGTGGCCAAGATCATCGAAGCACGCCGCATCATGCGTCACTACCACGTTGACGTGGACACCGATCCGCTGTCGTTGCTCATTGGGTCCAAGCAGGAGAGCGATCTGCTGCAACAGGTCCAGGTGGTGAGCACCGAGTTCGCCGATCGTCCGATCCTGACCAACGGCAAGCTCACTCAGTTCCTTGGCTTTGACATCACCGTTTCCGAGCGTCTGTCGCCCGGCACCGCGAGCCTTCGTCAGTGCTACGCCTGGGCGAAGTCGGGCATGTATCTCGGCATGTGGAAAGACATGGAGGTCCAGATGGACCGCCGTGTCGATCTGTCGAGCCAGCCCTGGCAGATCTACGCGAAGCACATGTATGGCGCGACCCGGACCCAGTTGGGCAAGGTCATCCAAATTCTCGCCGCCGACACGACCGGCGCCGACATCACCCCGTAACCTTGAGGGAGGGAGCCGTAAAAGCTCCCTCCACTCACCGGAGAGACCACCATGGCCGAGACCATCAAATCTACCGTCATCACCGACTGGGACAGCGTAACGGCTGGCGGCACCGGGGCAACCGCGGGTGTCGTCCAACCGACCGAAGGCCAGGGTGTAGCCGGTCTCCTGCGTATGAACACCGACTACGTGACTGGTGTGACTTACGCGACCAACTCGCTGTATCGGCTCTGCCGGTTCCCGGTGAACGCGATCGTCAAAGACTTCTCGCTCTTCCTCGACGGCCCACTCGACAGCGCGGGCGAAAACCCGGTGCTGGCGATCAACGTGGCCTTCTCGGACAGCACGGATGACGGCACCGCGGTCGCCAACCAGGGCAACATCCCGACGACCGCCAACACGGGCACCGTGGTTGTGCCGGCGACCTATACCGCCGCGAACCAGCTCTTCGGCAGCTGGACCCAGGTCAACGATACGACCGTCCAGCTTCCGGTGAACCTGACCAACAACGGCTCGATCACCTATTACGATCTGGTGACCGGCTGCAACACGCCGCTGTGGCAGATCTTCGGCTTCTCGGTTCAGCCGGGCGGAATGTTCGACATCCTGATCAAGCTGACGACCGGCGCGACCACGGCTGTCACGACCTCCTCGATCGGCGTGCGCCTGTCCTTCGTTATCTAAGGAACCACCATGGCCAGCATCTATCTTGGTTTGAACCGTGGGCAGATGAACGCTCAGCCAGAGCTTGTGCTTGAAGGCTCGAGCACGCAGAGCACGGACATTGAGTTGCGGATTGACACTGGTAAGGGCACGTTGCGTGCGGAAGCCAAGATGATCACGGATGTTATTCTGCGCTATCTGCTGGACGGACGCTCCGCGTTCTTCCCCGAATAAGGACGAACGCCATGCCGATCAACATCAACCAGCAGTATATCGCGCCATCGGTCGCAATGACGACCCCGGCGAACCCGACTGCGCCGGCATCCACCACCGCGACCTACAAGATGCAAGGTCTCGGCGCGCTGATCACTCCGCAGTTGTCGCTTGGTTGTGTGCTGGCCAATATCTCGGGCACGGTGAACTGGGTCTCTTCGGGCGCCGTTGGCGTGGGCATCGCGCTTCAGATGTATTACGGCCCGATGGTTTCTGGCGTGGCCGCGCCAGCGAACGCCGCTGCTCTGCCAGGTGGCGCGGTCGCGATCGGCAACCCGACCTCGGTCTCCAACGGTGTTGTGCTGACCACGATCGGCGATAACCTGATCCCCGTCGATCTGGCTGGTCTCGCCAAGGGCCTGACGGCGGGCCAGCAGTATTGGTTCGATCTGGGCGCATACTCGCTGACGACCATTTCCGACTGCTTCCTCACCTCCATCACGGTGACACTCGTCGAAATTGGGTGATCCATGGTCACCACGCCGACCCGCTTCCTCACCCCCGAAGATGTAGCCAACCGCGCGCTTCAGCACGTCGGCGCGACCTACATCACGACCCTCGGGTCGGGTGGGGATGACACCAAGCAGAACGATGAAGTCAGCCGCGTCTACCACAAAGTGAGGCGCGCGGAGTTGCGCCGCAACGCATGGCGCTTCTCGATCAAGAAGACCCGCCTCTTCCCCATGACCACCAGCATGAAGCTGTTCGTCCCGTCCACCTGGGCGACTGGCACGACCTATGTTGCTGGCGCGGTGGTCGTATATAACTCGAGTGGGTCTCTTCAGCTTTACGTTGCCATGAATACCACCGTAGGGCAGACCCCCGGAGCGGATACCTCCGTGGACGTGTTCGGCAACCAGGTGTGGGAAGAATACTTCGGCCCGCTGGTGATCGACCAATGGTATGCCCCCACGTCGTCCACCCCGACCACCGGGATCAGTTCGACAGCCTACATGGTAGGTGATATAGTCTATCGCAGCTCAACCACTACTGGCCCAATCTCCTCGTCGGCTCTGGCCACGGGCGGCACGGGTTACGCGGTGGGCGACACCGGCACACTCACAATGACGGGGGCCAGCAATGACGCGACCTACATTGTCACCACTGAGACGGGTGGCGTTGTTACTGGCTATACGCTTACTAGCCCTGGCAATCTTTATCCGGTCTCCTCGGATGGAACGACTGAGGCTGCGTCTTCTGCGACAGGCGGGGCTCAACCTGGTTCTGGTGTGGGCCTCACCTTCAACTGTGTCGTCCAGCCGGCCGGCACGCTTACGCTCTGGCGGTCGCTGACCAGCAACAACTCCGCGGATCCTCTGGCCCAATCGGGCGAGTGGCTCCAGTTGACTTACGCCAGTCTGGTGGCCTACAATATTCTCTACCCGCTCGGCGCCGGGCCGCTCTCAGAGGACGCCAGTCAGAATGTCTTCATCCTCCCCTACGGATACCTCAAAGAAGCCCCGCAAGCCCCGAAGGCGGGCAGCACCTCCTACCTCGGGGCGCCGTCTGGACGCGCTTATGACGATTGGGTTTTCGAGGGAAACTTCTTTGTCTCTTCTGAAGCATATCCGATCACGTTTCGGTTCGTCGCGGACACGAGCAACGTAGCCTCCATGGATGACATGTTCTGCGAAGGCTGGGCCGCCCGCATTGGGATGGAAGTTTGCGAGCCATTGACCCAGAGCGCGGAGAAGGTTAAGACGTGTCAGGGCATCTACCGGGTCGTCATGACTGAGGCTCGAGTAGTGAACGGGATCGAGGAAGGACCTACCGAGCCGCCCGAGGATGACTATTTGACATGCAGGTGGTGATCCATGCGCGCTCTGCTTCTCATTCTCCTTCTGGCCGGCTGCACCCAGGCTTATCAGGTCTCGGGGGTCGATAAGACCCAGCTCGCCCAGTGCTATACTGGCGCGCTCGTGGGCTTCTGCGTGGTCAACCTGAACAAGAACCAGGCCGTCGTCAGTCAGCCCGGCATCATGCAAGGCGTGGGCCAGGTCGTCGGGACGATCAACAACACCGCGGTCTCCAGCACCCTGGTAGGGCGAGTGCCCTAATGGCCGACGCATCAAACCTCCAGTGTTCATTTTTAGGCGGCGAGTGGTCGTTAAGCGCGCAAGGCCGCCAGGACGATCCAAAATATAAGACAGGGATGAATGTCTGCTTCAATGCCTTTCCGCTCGAGGAAGGCGCGTGGACGCGCAGGCCAGGCTTCGCGCTGGCGGGCTTCACGGACTTCGGCCACAAGACTTATATGTTTCCGTTCAACTTCACCGAGGGTGCGCCCTACACGGTCGAAGTTGACAGCGGCCCATCGGCGAACGTCTGCCGGATCTGGAGTGGCACGAACCATGTGTTCGATAGTGGCTTCAACGTAATATCAATCCAGACCACTACTCCCCTGACGGTCGCGGTCGATCCCCTCTGTAACTATGACACCGGGGATGTCGTCAACTTCCTGGTGACCTCGGGCCAGATCGGCGCGCTGGCAAATATGCTGAACCGGGACTTCCTGTTGACCAAGATCGGCACCGGGCTCTATAGCCTGACGGATCCGATCACCGGAGACAACGCGCTGCCGGCGATCAACAACTGGAATGGCACCACGATGACCGCCGTGATGGCGCGCGTCCTGGTGCTGACCAACCCCTATGTTCTGGCCGGTGATGCTGCTCAGGTGACCGCGGCGATGGCCGGCGCGCAGCTCG